TGCCTAACCTGGTCGCATATGACCTGGCTGGTGTTCAGCCAATGAACGGTCCTACTGGACTGATCTTCGCAATGCGCTCCCGTCTCAACAACCAGGAAGGTGACGAGACGTTCTACAACGAAGTTGATACCGCATTCTCTGGTCAGGATGATGGCTTCAACCTGACTGCTGGCATGTCCGATGCCGCTGCTGGTCTGGGTACTACCGCACAGTCCGGTACTAACCCATCTGTACTTAACCCCGTTGGTTCTGCTACCTCCACTGCTTATGACGTAGGTCAGGGCATGGTCACTGGTGACGCTGAGAACCTGGGTTCAGGTACTGGTGATCACTTCAACCAGATGGCCTTCTCGATCGAGAAAGTCACCGTAACCGCGAAGTCCAGAGCGCTGAAGGCTGAGTACAGCCTGGAACTGGCACAAGACCTCAAGGCAATCCATGGTCTGAACGCTGAAGCGGAACTCGCCAACATTCTCTCTACTGAGATCCTGGCTGAGATCAACCGTGAAGTTATCAGAACCATCTACAAGATTGCTGAGCAAGGTGCCGTTTCCAACACCGCAACTGCTGGTGTATTCGACCTTGATATCGACTCTAACGGTCGTTGGTCTGTTGAGAAGTTTAAGGGACTCCTTTTCCAAATCGAGAGAGACGCTAACGCGATCGCTCAAAGAACTCGTAGAGGGAAGGGCAACATGATCATGTGCTCTGCTGACGTTGCATCTGCACTGACCATGGCTGGTATCCTTGATTATACCCCTGCCCTGAACGCCAACCTCAACGTTGACGACGCTGGTAACACCTTTGCTGGTACCATCAACGGTAAGTTCCGTGTCTACATCGACCCATATGCTGCAAACCTGTCGGCTGCTAACGCTGCAACCAACGGTGGTAACCAGTACTATGTTGTCGGTTATAAGGGTTCTTCACCCTATGACGCTGGTCTGTTCTATTGTCCTTATGTTCCCCTCCAGATGGTTCGTGCCGTCGGGGAGAACACCTTCCAGCCCAAGATTGGCTTTAAGACCCGTTACGGGATCGTTGCCAACCCCTTCGCTGAAGGAACGACTCAGGGTCTCGGTAGACTCCGTGTTAACTCCAACCGTTACTACAGACGTGTTGCTGTTAAGAACCTCATGTGATTCAAGTGGCTGCTGCGGAAGCGGTTGCCCCACATGTCCTTACAGACCCCCTACATCAGGGGGTCTTTTTTTGTCTATAAATATCTACACTGACTAATCTTACTATGAAATATAAGAAGACACTTTGGGGAGTTGTTGCATTAGTAAGTGTATTGAACGTTGGTGCATTTATTGGTAACAGCATAAGGAAACCTCCTGTATCAATAAATTATCCGCCAGTTGGTGACTTGAGTTCGTATGAAATTACCTACTATCCTAATGGTAGTTACTCGATTACCTATAAGGGACATGATCCCACGATACTAAATTCAGACACTTACGTTGACACATCCAATGGTGTCTTTGGTATTGGTGGAAGATCAACAACCACTAGATCTAACCAGTATGTTCCTGGTAGAACTGGTGAAGGAGTGGATGTTGATGGAAAAAAGATTGTAAGGTCAGAAGAGTGCATCAAGGCGGAAGGTGGCGGAGAGTCGAACGGTGCCCTCGTAGGCGCTAGTATTGCCACAGGATTTGCACCCTTACTTACCGGTATTCCTTATGTTGGATGGTTGGCTTCTGGTTGGGCGGTAATGTTTGGTCAGGATATTGGTTCACAGATTGGTGGTGAGATTGCAACTTCCATCAAGGGTTGTGATAAATAATCAAAAGTATCTTTGATCGATGTCAAGGGCAAGTAACTTAGCAGGATTTACAACAGCGATTGGAGTTCCAGCAAATCTTAACGTCGGTATTATAACTGCAACATCATTTAGTGGTGATGGTTCGGCTTTAACAGGGACTGGTGTTGGAACTGATGGTAGTATTAATACTTCTGGTATTATTACTGCAACATCATTTAGTGGTGATGGTTCAGCACTGACTGGTATTGAATCAGGTATTGGAACTGATGCTAATGTTGATACCACAGGAATTATAACTGCTACCACTATTAAAGTTAGTGCCGGTGGTTCTTTCTCGGTTAATGGTCAACTGTATCCTAATGAAGGGCAGCTATCTGATAGAAATATAGTCATAAACGGTGCTATGAATATAGCGCAAAGAGGCACTACAGCAACTGCTTCATTTACTGCTGGATATGCATGTGATCGTTGGGGAGGAAAAGCTTCTGGAGGTTCTGTTGGTTTATCTCAAGTTGCTCTTGGTGTTACAGAATCACCAGGTTTAGAAGGTCATCGTCATTATTTACGAATGACTAATACCACTGGCACCACAGGAATGGAGGATTATAGATATGTTGAACAATCAATTGAATCGCGAGATATAGTTAGTTCGGGTTGGAAGTATTATTCACCCACTAGTTTTGTAACATTGTCTTTCTGGGCCAGAGCTTCTGTATCAGCAGATTTTGGATTGTTGTTTGAAGCTTACGATCCAAATCCCGATAGGGATTACGTACTCCCTCTCTACAGTTTAACAGCAAATACATGGACTAAATTTACATATCATATTCCTGGTAATGCATTAAATACCTTTGCAGATGATAATAGTAAGGGACTTGTTTTACGATTCTTCCAATTCTATGGAAGTATGTTTGGAGAAAATACCACTGGATATAGTCAATGGAAGAATGCATCATGGAATCAAATAACTACCTCTGCCATGGGTACTGCTTGGTCAGGAACGAATGGTGCAACTTGGGATTTGACTGGTGTTCAGTTGGAAGTAGGTGATTTAGCCACTAGATTTGATCATATGCCTTTTTATAAAGAGATAGAAAAATGCAAACGTTTCTATCAAAAAACTTATAATTATGAAACTGCCCTAGGAAGTATAACAAAGGTTGGTGCATATCTTCATGTAAGTAATTACTCTTCTACAGATGGATCTCGTGTTCCTGTAAGATTTGAAAAAGAAATGGTTAAAGCTCCCACGGTGACAGTTTATGCTACTGAATCAGGAACTTCTGGTAGTTTAAGTGCAAATAATGCTGGTGGAGGAGCATTTCAAGATCAAAATGCCGGGGCACATCACATCGGGACAAAAGGTATAGGATATGTTTTCCTTAACGCAGGTGGTATTTCAAATGCCTACAACTCTCTCTACTTTCATTACTCAGCTGATGCAGAATTATAAATGACACAACCACTCTCATCTCAAATTACTGATAGAAATTTTCTACAAGCCAATGGCTTTAGTTTTACTGTCAACAGAGCACCTACATTAGGTTTCTTTGGTAACGCAGTAAATGTTCCTGGTCTTACCATGAACACTACGGTTCAACCAAACTACCTGAGAAATATTCCTAGGCCTGGTACTCAATTAGATTTCAATGATCTGACTATCAGATTCCTTGTGGATCAAGGTCTTGAAAACTATATTGAGATTCAAAATTGGTTAAGAGGTATTGGATTTCCAGAAAGTCTGAGTGAAATTTACGATTGGCAGGATACTGGTCCTGTAAGAAAGAGTAATAAAGATGAAATAAATCTAACTTCTGACGGTACGATGACCATTCTAAATGGTATCAACAGACCCGTATTCAGTGTCATTTTCAAAGACCTATTCCCCACTAGTATATCTGATCTACAATTTGATTCTCAAACAACTGATGTAGAATACTTGACAGCACAGGTCACCTTCAAGTATTCTGTGTATAATATCACTGATGTAGCCTGCTGCTAATGATTGACGAAAATGAAATGCTATCCCGTAGAAAGGATCTACTGGATGATATTGATGATATTATTACAGAACTTTATGGTAATGAAGATTCAAAGGTTGGAGAACTCAGAAGACAGATTAGTAGAGCTGTAACTAAAACACTCAGTAAAAATTTCTTTAGTGAGCAGTTCTTCGATGATTGATCTTCCTACACTCCAACAAATGTGGGAGAAGGATTCTAAGATTGATATTGATAACTTACATACAGAATCACTAAATATTCCTGTTCTCCACGCTAAATACTATGATATCTACAACAACTTTATGTTGTTGAGGAAGAAGGCAGAACAACAAAAGAAGAATACAAGACACGAAAGGTATGAATACTATTCGGGTAAAGCGGACCCGGATGTATACATCAAAGATCCTTTCCCAAAGAAGATTAGAGATAAAGATACGATGAATAAGTATCTCGATGCGGACGAGAGATTGTCCAATGTATCGATGAAGATTGAATATTACGATGTGATGTTGAGATATATAGAGGAAATCTTGAAACAAATCACTAATCGAACGTATCAGATTAAAAACAGTATAGAATTCATGAGGTTCACTTCCGGTCTGGGCTAATGGGCAACGACGACAACGAAACTATTGTTGATATGAGTTTTGCTATTGAAGATGTTTACCTAACATACAAGTCAGTATGTGTACATCTTGATAAGTGGGTGGGTGGTGAACCAGCAGAACAGGAAAGACTGTATATGCTGAAGGACTTTTTCTATAGAATTATATTGGAATATAAGTTTAGAGAGCTCTGATAAATATGTGTAGGGAAACCTATATGTATGGCAGAGTTGATTATTGAGAAGGTGAATGAGGTGTATCTTAAGATCACTTCTGAACCTCATGTAGAATATGAATTAAGAGATCGATTTACTTTTGAAATCGAGAATAAGAAGTTCATGCCGCAGTATCGTAACCGGCATTGGAACGGAGAGATTCATCTATACAATATGAAGACAAAGCGTATCTACTGTGGTCTGTTAGACAAGGTAGTTGCGTTTGCGGAAGGTGCTGGATACAATTACAAGTTTCTGAATAACAAGTTCTACGGACCACCGTTTGAAGTCAATGAACTGATTAGTAAGGGTGGTGTCAAGGACTACATGGAAAGTGTAGCACCTGGTATCAAACCAAGAGACTATCAGATTGATGGTGTCTATGACGCACTTAGATACAATCGTAAGTTACTGATCTCTCCCACGGGGTCAGGTAAATCCTTCATGATCTATTCTGTGGTGAGGTATCACGTAGCCAAGAGAAGAAAGATCTTATTGGTTGTCCCTACTACATCTCTTGTAGAACAGATGTATAAAGACTTTGAGAGTTATGGTTGGGACACTCAGAATCATTGTCATCGTATCTACGCAGGAAGAGAACGAGTCAATACTAATGAGGTCACTATCACTACATGGCAGAGTATTTACGAACTGGATCGTAAATTCTTTGAGCCATACGATGTGGTGATCGGAGACGAGGCCCACCTTTTTAAGAGTAAGTCTCTGATTAGTATCATGGATAAGTTACACCATGCTAAGTATAGGTATGGCTTTACTGGAACATTAGACGGGTCACAGACCCATAAGTGGGTCTTAGAGGGACTGTTTGGACCATCATACAAGGTCACCCAAACTAAGAAGTTACAGGATGAAGGACACCTTGCAACTCTTGATATCCAATGTCTAGTTCTTAAGTACAAACCAAAGAAGTTTGATACTTACGAGGATGAGATACAGTTTCTGATTGGTCATGAGAAAAGAAACAAGTTCATTACCAATCTAGTCACAGATCTTAGAGGTAATAGTCTGGTGTTGTATTCCAGAGTAGAGGCTCATGGTGCCATACTTTACGACTTAATAAATAAAAGGGTAAGTGAAGACCGCAAAGTATTCTTTATTCATGGTGGTGTGGATGCCGAGGATAGAGAACAAGTAAGGGAGATT